CTGGGATCGTTGACGCGGGTCGACATCACCACGTCGAACCAATCGAGCGTTGCCTTGCGAACGGAGTCTGATTCAGCTTCCTGAACGTTATGCGGATCGTCGCAGACGACGCGGTCCCCGCCTTCCCCGGTCGCCGTTCCGCCCACCGAGGTCGCGATGCGATAACCCGAACGGTCATTGTCAAATCTCGTTTTCGTATTCTGGTCGCTTGCCAGCGCATAGCGGTCGCCCCAGAATCTCTGATACCACGGCGACTCGATCAGGGTTCGGCATTTCACCGAATCGCGAATACTCAACGAAGCCGCGTAGCTGCTGTAGAGCCACCGCCTCTCGGGGTGCAGGATCCACTCCCAGGCCGGCCACAACACCGACACAAGGAGGCTCTTCATGTGCCTGGGCGGAACGTTGATCAGAAGATTACGGATCTCGCCGCGAGTGACCGCTTCGAGGTACTCGATGATGGCGTCGATGTGCCAGCCGGGGACGAACGGTGTGAGAGGCTCGATGACGGGCCACGCCTGGCGGACGAACTCCCGGAAACTTCGTGTCGCCAGCTCGCGCTCAACCTTTGCGCGAACATTCGGTTTTACCAACCAGGATTGCAAGTTGCTTGAGTTCTTCATTGGTTAGCTCGCCGAGCTCCGGCGCGGCGCCGATCGTGATCGGACCACCTCCGGGACCGCTATGTTCGTTGCTGAAGTAATCCTTGTATCCCAGAAGATTCTTGGCCAGGAAAATGTTGGCCGCCGGGTTTCCCTTGTTGGCCAAGCTCCACAGGTTGCGGCGAAGCGATACCCGTCCTCGGGCCTTGCCGCGCTCCATGGCTTCGGAAAAGTCAGGATGGTGCTTCCGCCGCTCGATAGTGCGCTCGCTCACACCGATGAACGATGCAATCTCCACCTCGGTGCACTGGAGCGCGGCGAGCTTCTCGACGTCCACCAGGTTGATGTCCACCGTCTTGCGGCCCGCTCCGGCCCTTTTTCCGCCAGCCATGAGGCTCCTTTTCTAGATCAAACATTTAACTTGGCTTTTGGTTGGAACAGAGCGATGAATGGTGTCGCTATGGGCACCTTTACGATCGACACCGACAACAACATCCAGGCGTATGCCGAAGCCCCGGCCAGCAGTAATCCGGCCGAGGTGTTTTCCACTCAAAAAGAACTGGCGAAGCTCGCTGGGGCCTGGCCCGCCGCCCGGCTGATCGAGATATGGAACAGCTTCGCCGGGGTCGCGCCCTTCGACGAGCTGAAACCGGTCAAGAAGTTTACTAGCCGCAAAGGCGCTGTCGCCCGTATCTGGAAGGCGATTGAGCGTCTGTCCCCCGACGTTGCGCAACCGGCGGAACCTGTCGCACCGACCAAGGGGAGGGCGAAGAAGTCCCCGACCAAGGCCAAACGGCGCGACACGGCGCGCCCGGGCGCGAAGCGCACCGCTAACGTCGCCCGCGAGGGCAGCAAGAAGGCCGAAGTCTTGGACCTGATGCGGCGATCCAAGGGTGCGACTCTCGCCGAGATCATGAAACTGACCAATCCGAGAGCGCCAGGCACAACCCGTGCAAATCGGGATGACCGGAGAGAATCAGCGCTTCTATGCCAGCGATCTCACGACGGCAGCGTTCGACGTCGTGCTCGCGTTTTCACTCCCCAGAGTCCATTCATGCGGCAATTCCCAACCTTTCGGATTTCACTTGTTCGAACGTCCGACCATCGCCGTCGAGTGTTGCTTCCTGGCCTGTGAAGTCTCGCCATCGGATCACAGCCAGATCTACGTACCGCGGATCGATGTCGATGCCCAAACAGAAGCGCTCCGTGAGTTCGGCGGCCATCACCGTTGTACCGGAACCGAGGAACGGATCGTAGATCGCGTCAACTGCGCTTCGTGTGATTCACGATCGGCCGCCGCATCAACTCGACCGGCTTCTGCGTTCCGTGCCCGGTCGCTTTCTGGTCGCGGTCGCCGCCCATCGGATTGAGATTCGCACTTGCCAGATGGTGGACTGAGTGCGATCACCGCACCAGTTCGCCCTCCCACCATTTCGAACCGCGTACCAGCAGGGCTCGTGCCCCCAGTGATAATGCCCGCGACTCATAGCGAAGTGCTGCTTGCTCCAAATAATCTGCGCCCGGATCTCGAACCCTACCGACTTCAGTCCGGCAGCAACCTCGCCGGCGTGCACCCCGGCGTGCCAGACGTAAGCGACGTCACCCGGAAACAACTTGTACGCGGCAGTCCAGTCCACCTGATCGTCGTTCACGACCTTCCCGGTTTGCCGCTGGCGCCCCAGTCCGGCCTGTTCGCGCCACATCGGGTCGTAGGAGACACCATAAGGAGGGTCGGTAGCCATAAGAAACGGCTTGCGCTCGCCCAGCAAGCGCGTGACTGCATCCCTGCTCGTTGCGTCCCCACACTGCACGCGGTGTGCGCCGCAGATCCACAGGTCGCCCAGTCGGGTCGCGGCAACATCCGGTAGCGGCGGAACGTGGTCTGCTCTTTCGTCGGTCATCGGATCGCACAGCAGCGCGTCGAGTTCGTGCGTGTCGAACCCCGTGAGGCCAAGGTCAAAGTCCAAATCGTTCAACTCAGTGAGTTCCAAGGTGAGCAGCGTTTCGTCCCACGACGCCTCCTGGTTGGTGCGATTGTCGGCGAGACGAAGGCCTCGGATTTGCGCCGGCGTTAGGTCGCGGGCCACGTGCACGGGAACTTCGGTCAAGCCGAGAAACTTTCCCGCCGCTCGGCGCAAGTGGCCAATCGCAATTACCTCGTGGGTGTCGACCACCACGGGTTGCCGCCACCCGTAGGCGCGGATCGAGGCAGCCACTTTCTCAACCGCCTTGGCGCTCCACTTGCGCGCGTTCTTGGGATAGTCTTTCGGACGATGAATCGGCCAGATTTCGATCAGCATACCTGTCCCAAATGTAAGCGATTGGCGGGTGGTTTTCCAGAAGTAAATGCCGTATTTCCAATGAGATATGTCAGGAGCGCTCAGGCTTGCTCAGGGGTACTCACCTGCCGAGGTGGTGCTGCTTGAGCCCTACCCATTCGCGCCGCTGATCGGCCCACGAAAGGAGATTCGCGATCTTGCGAATGGCGGTCTCACTGATCGGATAGCGCCCAGTCAGCGTCGGCGCCAGATACAGCAACTCGGTCTGAATGTCCGGTGCAAGGTAGTTCAGACGCACGATCTGACTCACACGCTCCCGGCACAGGCTGCTCAGTCGCGCAAGGTCCGCGTAGTCCTTGGCTTCGCCGCGCCGGAACATTTCTTCGAGATGAATCGCCAGGGCGAGTACCTGCGTGACTCGCGGCACCCGCCCAGCTTTCGTGGAACCAACTTGCTTAGTCTCATAGGCAGGGCGCGGCTTCGTCCGCAGGTGGAACTGAATCTCGAGTGGCGCGTTAGGATTCATTCGCTTGCTCCGCCCTGTTGCAAAGCTGCCTGATGCCCTCGCTGTGGAATCCGACCGTGACTTCCCCGGTTCTGCCGTCGTATCTCACCTGCGCGACCAGGGTGCGAAGGAAGGTCTCCTGCTCCCACGGGGTGAGTTGGTCCCACAGCGGGTCGAACGTCAACAGAGCATCGGCGACCTTCCTGGGGTCAACCATCGGCGTATCCGGTGGACGGTCTTCCTCCAGCCGCAGCAGGACTTCCGACAACATCGCCGGCTGCTGAGCGATGCCGCGAATTTGGTTTACGACGGCTCCTTCCAGCTCCGGGGCTGACACCGATCGCGTCTCGCATTTGTTCCAGCCGCGCTGGTGCGCGTTGACGCAGACATAGTAGCGGTAGCGTATGTTCTTCTTCTGAACATAGGTGTGAATCATAGCCGCGCTGCAACTGCCGCATTCGACCAGACCTTTGAGGAGTGCGCCGTGCTTGTCGCGGACACTTCGCCCGCTTTTTCGACCGTTGCACTTGAGCTGGTCTTGCACGCGATTGAAAGTGTCGTCATCCACGACGCGTTCGTGTTCGCCAACGTAAAGCTGGCCGTCGAACTTTACGCGCCCGGTATACACCACGTTGGTGAGCAGGTTGTGAAGCGTGTTTTTCTTGAATTGCGCACCACCGCGCGTGTGACCCTCGCGAGTCGTCCAGGCTTTTATCCGCCAACCCCGCCGGTCAATCTCATCGAGGACCGGAATGAGTCCGCCGAGTTGGAGGTAGAACCTGAAAATTTCGCGGACCTGCTCGGCTTCCGCTGGATTCACGACGAGCACGCCGCCGTCGGGCGCTACGTCGTAACCCAAAGAGGGGTTGCCACCGGTCCACTTCCCCTTACGCCGGGCCGCACGCATCTTGTCCCGGGTGCGTTCGCCGATCATCTCGCGCTCAAACTGCGCGAAGTTGAGCAGCATGTGGACCATGAACCGCCCCGCCGATGTCCGTGTGTCGAACGGCTGCGTCACCGCAACGAACGTCACGTGATGCCTGTCCAGGATCTCCAAGAGTATCATGAAGTCCGCCAGGGAACGCGACAGTCGGTCGTACTTATAAACGACGATGCAATCCGTCTTACCCGCCTCGATATCGACC